TGTTGATACACTTCTAACATTGTAGACACCGATTCATCTTGAGGCATACTGGCAACCTTCTGTTGGTTGGGTCCTTTTCATGTTTAGGTATTTCACAAAGAAGCAAAGAAAGTAAAGACTAACGGATCCTTGATAAAGTCCTTAAGTTGCAAAGGAGTCTTTTTCAAAAATGGATTCTCTGACGCTCTAAGAATAGACTTGTCAAATGTATTGTCACTGTGACTCATTACAAGCATTACTTTCATTGGATTCAATTGTATCAATGAATTCTTATATGAATCAAGAAATGACTTTTCTTCCGCAAAGGCTACCGCTTCGTCGTACACGTGACTTGAGGCATACCGTTTGCGCCAGGCCATCGTACCATTCGTCGCGTGAGTTTTTCCATACGGGCCAATCTTTAGAATTTCCTTCGTATCTGTAAAATACATATAAACTTCTGAAGATCCAGCCAGATCTACTGTCGGGTTTGAACGTAGAGCAGTTACCGCAGCAGATACGCGTTCCGGAAAATAAAAGTCGTCATCATCAAAGGCGACCAAGATCTCCCCCTTGGCTTCGCGGTTTAGACGGTTCCGTTTTTCACCGAGTGTCTGCTTTTCCTCATCACGAATATAAATTGTACGGGGCAACCGGTCCTGTGCCTCATCAATTAGATCACCGACAGGATCCTGTCCATCGTCGTACACGATCCATTCCATACGGTCTCTCGGATACGTTTGAGTTTCAATCATTCGTATTAGAGTTGGAAAGAAGCGTCTACGGTTATATGTAGGTGTCACAATGCTTACAAGAGGCATTGCCATTTGATTCTGTATAGATATACTGGTACTTTCTTAGACCGCTGATGAAACAGGAGGCTTGGCAACAGGAGGTGTTTTATCGATAGGGGGTGCTGCAGATGCCGCAGTTTTCTGAAAAGCCTCCAAATACATTTGAGCGACTTTTGCAGTTGCATTAACACTTGCTTGATCTGGTACATAACAAAAAGGTCCTAATACAAGCTTTTCTAAATCACCAGTCGGTACATATGTACTGATCGGTAAAAATGAGTAATTAATTGATTCTTTTCCCTCTTTAAATGTGTCCCACATATATTGAATAATTAAAACTGGAAATAGAATTGTTCCGTAAATAAACGAAACAATACGACCTGCGGTTGAATATCCGATATCACGATTCGCAGCAAGATGACCACCGTATGTTGCGACTGTGATATATGCAAGAACAAAAAATACTATAAGAATTTGTTGTGATGATTCTCCAGCAAAGCCTGATACACTTGAATTACTCCGGGCAGAAAGTTTTTCAGCTGCATCCTTAGCATCTTTAGCTGCTTTCGCTTTTGCCTCAGCCTTTTCTTCTTTATTAGCCTTATTTGCCGCAACTGCGGCATCTTGCTTCGCCTGTTTTGCCTGCGCTGCAGCATATGCTTCAGCTTCAGGATCTGAAACTGCTTTATTTATCTGATATGTAATCTTATTAACTAAGCTTGTGAAGAAACTCATCTACCTCTTCTTCTAAATAAAAGATAAGAGTAGATGTCCGCAGACTATACTGTGGTGATCCCTTCCTATAAAAGAGCTGAAGGGTGCCGTGATAAGACTTTGGCTGTATTAAAAGAATATCGCATTCCGAAGGAGAATATCTACGTTGTTGTTGCTGATAAGGATCAGAAGAAGGAGTATGAAGCAGTTCTTGATCCTAATACGTATAATGAGATTCTAATCGGTGTTCCTGGACTTCCTCAAGTACGTAATTGGATCTTTGATCACTTTCCTAAGGGGACGCCACTTGTATCTCTAGATGATGATGTATCTGGATTTATAGAATATGATGGAAGCCAAAAAAGGCACGAGCGAAAATTAAAAAGTTTGAAGGGAATTATCGAACGTGGATTCAAAGAATGCAAAAAAGCAAATTGTCGCTTCTGGGGTGTCTACCCGAGTGCAAATGGATTCTTTATGAAACCAACGGTAACGACAGATCTTAAATTTTGTGTGGGTCCTTTCTGGGGCTGCTTTAATCCAGGTAAGGAAGTACGCATTGATATAGGTCAAGGTGAAAAGGAGGATTATCAGAGAACTCTACAGTTCTTTATAAAAGATGGTGCTGTAGTGCGTCTTAATTTTGTTTCACCGAAGACTGCTGTCTATAAGACTCCTGGAGGACTGCAATTTGGCAATCGGTTTAAGAGAGAGCATAAGACAATCAAAGCGATGATGAAGCGATGGCCTGGTTGGATAAAAGAAAACCCCACCAGAAAATCTAAAATGCCTGAAATACGACTTAAAAATCCGAATCTGGAATCTGAAAAGGCTAAAAATATGACAAGACGCAAGAAGTAAAGATGCAACTTTACGTTGCGTATTTTCCTAATATGCAACTTTACGTTGCGTATTTCATCCCACCCATTCCTCCTTCAATCACTAAGAAATTCAAACTTTCTACATAGACAATAAAATCATAGGTGTAATTTGTATCAGCTGCCAGAGGCCAAGGATCAAGATCAATTTGAAAATTCTTAACGCGACTTGTATTCAAAGTTCCACTCGGTTTCATCCATTTTGATGTATTCAAAGCAAAACTATAGATAGTTAATCCTTTCGGAAATAAGCCCGTGGCATATTTCCAAGAAGACAACTCTTGAAAATACTGAATCGGTTTCACTTCTTGAATTTCATTGCCATCACATAAAATACGAAGTTGGCGAATAATATCTTCCTGCGATCCTGCAATTAGATATCCAGAAATACCTACAGATCGTATACCTGAATCATAAACTGCATTTGATGGACTAAAAAAAGGTGCGCTTGTGCTATTATACCAATTTGTAAGATTGACCCAATTATTTGTATACGGAACCATATCACTTCGCCTCGGTATAATTAATAGACGCGGTACAGGATTGTGTGTATACAAATTTAAATTCTGCCGATTATTAATGCTTGGAAATGTGTAGTTTGTTACTTGACGTACTGGATATGTAAGAGATTGTGTGGTAAATGTATTTCTTTCTGGATCTGTAAGATATACATAGGTTGCTTGTAAATATGCATTTAGGGTCCAAGTGCTAAGAGGAGGTGCTGTATATCCAAAATCAACTAAATAATGATTCAAATAGTTTTCAGATGTATTATTTGGTATATAATTCAAATTACCAGTCTGTATCTGCGTAGTTGAGGCAAATACGCGATTACCAGGACGGACACGGTAACCTGACGGATCCAAAATTGTAAATAAATCTTGTACAGATCGTAACGTTAACTGTACATAACATTCGTGGTACTGGAGTGCAAGAAGCGGTATTGCTAAACTTGTATGCTGGGTAAACCAAAAAGATAAAGGTACTGTAATTTGACGGCTTGGGATAGAAGGCGCATTTGTTTGTACTGTTGCACTTGTATTTCTAGCCACATTTGGATATAAACTTGACGATCCTGTTGAGCGGACGCTTGTACCACCAAGAGCGCCGGAGTAGGATCCATTTGCTGGATCATAGATTTCCTCAACGTCTCCAACTAGTTGTCGCCATTTGGCATATTCTGTCTCATCTTGATCAGTTTGAGCAATAGCAATTAAATAATCACTATCAAATTCCTGAACTATAGTGCCTCCTATCAAAAATGTTGCATTTTGAATAATTTGTGCTCCGATATAACGATTCCATTGAAACTCATACTGTGCAGTTCGAGTTGCAGCATTTGGAGTTATAAATTGACTGTAAATATCCGGGAGAGTAAATGTTAAATACAAATCTGAAAGTAAATCTGCAACTCGTTGAATCTTTGCTTGAACTTTAATCGGAGCATCAAATTGTAATTCTCCAGGTCCATCCAGTTGAATAGTTACAGATTCAAATGAAAAATGACTGTATTTCTTCAATACTAGGTAAAAATAGGTGAAATCAGGATTACCACTCAAAAGAATATTCTGCGAACCATAGGCTACAAGAATATAAAGACCTCCTCCTGTCATGACAACTCTTCTTGCTGGTGTGAAACAAGATGAGTTCTCATTTTAAGCGCTTCAAAGGAAAGTCCAATAAATTTTTCAATAGTTAGACCGCTGGGCATTTTAAATGCCGGTTGGTCTAGATCTGAATCTAAGCACTGGTCCACCACTGGTCTGTTAAATAAGGAGTAATACTCATATTTACACCCTCCATTACACTTGACGGACCCATACTTATTAGATTCTGAATCTCGGTGTATGTAAGAGCATAGGCAAAATAGAATACACGACTGGCTAGACCCTTAGCAGCACCATCAAAAGTTACTGACTTTTCTGATGCATTTGAATCTGTTCCTGTTAGAAGTGAAGGGGTTGTCGTGCTACGTAATATGATTCCTTTCCTTTGGCTAAAGAGATAGATATCACCATAATTCTGGTAAGGCGGCGTATTACCAGAAAGTGCCATCTTTGTCTTCAAGTTTCCATTAATATAGACATAGAGCTGATTTCCTTTGCAAGAAACAACAATATGAACCCACTTTTCAATAGGAATATTGTCAATATCAGCATAATTATTCCAGGTCTGATAACAATTCATATAAACACGGAGGGTATTCGTATTTCCCTTCATAAAAAGACCAGGGCCCATCAGAGGATACGGTTTAGAATATCCCTTGTGTAAAATATGATATAGATTGTCATTTCCAGAAGAAAAGGTATCACTTGTAATATAGCAGAATAGTGAATAACTGAATTCTACACCGGAGCGTTGATTATCAGAGGTATATACTGTTTTTGCAAGAGGGCTCTTTGGATCCTGAATTGCCGTATTATTTAATGAACCGGAAGCATATGTATTCGGAAACAGCTCCACGCGATCACGGAACATACCCAAATAAGATTGGTATATATACTCGGCAAAAAGCATCGTAAAGTAGACAACAGCGACTAATGCAACTCCTGTTAGAACTTGCGATAAGGGATCTGATCCACCAAAGGATACGCTACTAGGAAAACTATTACTTCTTACAGCACCTGTATTTGCGGCCTGCATACTCTCTAACTATCATTAGGATTGTAAAAAAGACATTTTATAAGGTCTTTTTTAGAATTTATAGTAAAGTGTTGTTTTGTATAATTAAAGATCAGGTGTGCTGCCAGCAATGACATCCTCGCCATTACGCTTGAGTGAGAAGGAATATTGACCGGGATCAAAATACGACTTGATTGTTGTCCAGATGGAGGTATCCTGCGGGCCATTTGAATACAGGGCCCAGACACGGTCGGGAGTATAAGCATAGTTTGCAGCATTGATCTGACCGATAAGTCCACCAAATCCATTGGGGCCGCCCACCTTCATTCTGTAAGATGAACCGGTACCAGCCACCTTATACATTCCAGCAAGAACACTGCTACGATTCAGCTTGCCATCCACATAAACATCAAGACGACGACCGCTCAGCACCACGCATACATGTACCCACTTCTGAAGATCGATTGACTTAACATCACCCTCTGAAAAATTCGCCTCATTATCGTTATAGGGAGATTCAGCAGAATTAATTGCACCATTGACGAGCGTGGGGGTTAGTGCAATCCCATTATCGTAAGTTACACGGATACCCATCTTATTTGTATTAGCACCCAGATACATTAGAAGAGTATTATCTGTACCATCGCCTCCATCAATTGTTAAGAAAGTCTTATTCTTATTTTCATTCGTTTTCCAGTTAGCCACGTAAATCCATAGACTCACTGAATATTCTCCACCGCTGTAAATGGCTGGTATATTCTTACTACTAAATACTGTTGCTGTAGTATCTTTTGCCGGTAAACCACCTGTTGAGTTTGCAAAGACTACCATATCTGCCTTTTCAGCATCACCATTCATATATTTGTACAAGTAATATAAGACAACGCAAAGAATTACTATCCCAGCTAACATAAAAATAACTCTACCAGGTCCTGTCGTTATGGCTCCAAGGGCTGAGTTCATCCGATTCTATTCTGTTACCAGAATTATGCGTAGGGCGTTGTCCACATTTCGTAAGGATACGGTTTCTTAGGTTGTGTACAAAGTCCACCCGGACACCCAATAATATCAGGTATAGTTGTAAAGATTTCAGAAAATGATGAAGCAGCAGATCCTATACTATAAGGCTTTCCATCAACGTCCGATTGCTGTTTAATTAATGAATTAATATCAGATGTTGATAAAGCTACAGA